CAGGCAAGCCGCGAAAGCAATATCGCTATCGTCACCGGGGCAATCTCGGGCTTGCTGGTGCTCGACTTGGACAGCGCCGACGCGGTGGCCGAGGCCGAGGCGCTGGGCTTGCCTGACACCATCCGCGCCAAGACCGCCAAGGGACAGCACTTCTACTTTCAGCACCCCGGCGGCACCATCAAGAACCGCGCCGGGATCAAGCCGGGATGGGATATTCGCTGCGATGGCGGTTACGTAGTCGGGCCGGGAAGCCTGCACCCGTCCGGCGCTGAATATTCCTGGCACCATCCGCCGGGGCTGTTTGACCTCGCACCGCCGCCGCAATGGCTGCTCGACCTGATCGCCAAGCCTGCAAAGGCAATTGTTGTTCAAAATGACCAACAATCCCCGCGACAAAATCAGGTGCCGCAAACTGCTGCACCTGAAATCAGCCACCCCTACGCAATGGCCGCGCTCGACAGCGAGTGCGATGCAATCCGCCGCGCCCCTGATGGCGCGCAGGAAAGCACGGTGAACGCCGCCGCGCTCAAGATCGGGCATTATGTCGGCGGGCGCTGTCTCGACCACCAGACGGCCCGCAATCGGCTGCTGAGTGCCGCGCTGGCGATGCCTTCGCATGATCCGCGCAACCCTTGGACGGTTGAAAGCCTGAGCGACAAGATCGACCGGGCTTTGCGTGACGGCATGGCCGAACCGAAAACCCCGCCTGAGCGGATGCAGTTTGGCGCAACACCGCGCCATGATCCCGACACGGGCGAGATCATCGAGGACGCGGGCGGCGTCACGCTCGACCACTTCCGCGCCTACATGCCCGCGCATAACTACATCTTCGCGCCGACCGGAGAGCCTTGGCCTGCTTCAAGCGTCAACGCCCGCCTTGATCCCGTGCCAATGCTCAACCGCGCTGGTGAACCGCTGCTCGATAAGGATGGCAACCACCGCACGCAAAAGGCCAGCGCATGGTTGGATGAGAACCGCGCCGTCGAACAGATGACATGGGCACCGGGCTTGCCGCAGGTGATCGCTGACAGGCTGGTGAGTGATGGCGGATGGATGCCGAAACCGGGCTTCAACGTGTTCAACCTCTATCGCCCGCCGTTGCCGATCGATGGCGACCCCGCAAAGGCGCAGCCGTGGCTTGAACACGTCCGCACCGTTTATCCTGATGACGCTGGCCACCTGATCCGCTGGCTCGCGCACCGGGTGCAGCGCCCCGAGGAAAAGATCAATCACGCTATCGTGATGGGCGGTTCGCAGGGGATCGGCAAAGACACCATCCTTGAAGGCGTGAAAGCGGCCATCGGGCCGTGGAACTTCACCGAGGTATCGCCGCAGCACATGCTGGGCCGGTTCAACGGCTTTGTGAAATCTGTAATCCTGCGCGTGAGCGAGGCGCGCGACCTCGGGGATGTGGATCGCTTCGCCTTCTACGACCATATGAAAACCTACACCGCCGCGCCGCCGGACGTGCTGCGCGTGGATGAAAAGCACCTGCGCGAATATGCGGCTTTCAATGTCTGCGGCGTCATCATTACGACCAATCACAAGACAGATGGCATTTACCTGCCAGCGGACGACCGGCGGCACTATGTCGCGTGGTCGCCGGTTAGCCGTGAGGCGTTCAGCGATGACTATTGGTCGGACCTTTACCGCTGGTATCAGTCAGGCGGGATCGGGCATGTGGCCGCGTATCTGCGCACGCTCGACCTGTCCGACTTCAACGCCAAGGCACCACCGCCCAAGACCCCGGCCTTCTGGGATATTGTCAGCGCCAACTCTGCGCCCGAGGATGCCGAACTTGCAGATGCGCTCGACAATCTGGGCAGGCCCGAGGCCACCACGATTGCCAGCCTCGCACTTGCCACCAGTGACGAAGGCTTCAGAGCCTACCTGAGTGAGCGCAAGAACAGCCGCCGCATCCCGCACCGGCTTGAGCAGTGCGGCTATGTCGCGGTTCGCAACAGCGCCGCAACCGATGGCCTGTTCAAGGTCGGCGGCAAACGCTGCGCGATCTACGCCCGCCACGACCTCACACCGCGCGACCAGATGGCCGCTGCAAATCGGCTGATTGGTCGGTGAAGTCAGTGAAGTCAGTGATCTGGCATTGCACTCCTTTTACACACCGAAAGGAAAACCAATGACTTACATTTTTCGCAAAGCACACACGCGAGGGGAAAAGGGACACAATGGAAAATCACTGACTTCACTGACCTCACTGACCGAACTCGAACACAACTGGCAGGCACAGCATCCGCGCCGAGACCGCTCACCCCCCGCCCCCCGAAATCATTACAGTTGGCCGGGGCTAGAGCGGCGGTGGGGCTGGACGATAATCAATCAAAGGCTGTCAAACCATGTTGAACTCACCTGAAGGCCTGCGCGATGCCGGGGCCACGTTCTTCCGCAGCGTGGCGGACGAATACGCAATCTCCGATGCGGCGGGCTTGGCGCTGCTGTCACGCGCCGCTGAATGTGTGGATCGGCTTGCGGCGGCACGGGCCGCAATTGCCGAACACGGCGAGCTTGTGATCGACCGCTACGGCGCGCCGAAATTGAACCCCGCCTGCGCGCTCGAAAAGGACGCTCGCGCCGGTTTTCTCGCCGCGATGAAATCCCTCAATCTCGACCTGGAGCCGCTGCGCGACGGGCCGGGACGCCCCCCCGCACGTTAAGGAATCCCCGATGCCGACAAACCGCACGAAACGAACTCGCAGCCGCGCCGATCTGGATATGTGGCAGGCCGATCAACTAATCACCGGGTTGCCGCTGATCGCAGGCGTAGGCTTTGCCGCTGACATCCCGCACGGCTGCGGATCGTGGTCAACCGCCGATTGGCGGGCCTTCGATGATGCCGCGCGCGAAGCATGGCAACGCATCGGCCCCGCCTTCCTCGCATGGTGGCGGCGCGAGACCGAGACCTTCACCGCACTGTTCGCAAACGACCCGCGCGACGGCAGCAAGCCGTGGGCGCTGGAGCAATTCGGAGACCCTGAAAATGGATGATCTGCACAAGAAATATCACATCACCACGACCACGGTCGAACTTGGCGCGCAGATTGAAGAGGCCGCACGCAAGGCGGTTCTGGCGCTGGCGATGGACGGCATGAATCAACACGGCTTGATGCGCCCGCTTGCGCAAGGCCTGTTGCAAGGCTGGCTGCAAGTCGCATCGCTGGAGCACGAGCGCATCGAGATGGCCGAGGGTTTGCGGCGCATGGCCGATGCGGTCGAGCAAAGCGCGCGCGGGGCTTGATGCCGTGGCCATTTTATGCTATCGAAGGGCTGCTTTTCGGATACGTTCCTTTGAACGGGCTGCAAAAGCGAAAAACCCAACGCGTGAGACGCGCGCCAGAACTGTTGAGCGGTCTTTTGACCGATTGATGAGGCGCGCAATATGATCGAAACGCTGGGATTCCCCCTAGAAATTAAGAACCTGAGCGACACCGGCGAGATCGTCGGCTTGGCTTCCGTCTATGGCAACCTCGACCGTCAAGGCGAGGCCGTTGCGGCTGGTGCGTTCCGTTCGTCAATCGAACGGATGCGGGCCAAGTCGCAAGGCTTGCCGATGATGCGCGAGCACCGGGCGGACCTCACCTGCGGGGTTTGGACGGGCTTTGAGGAAACCGGCGGCGCTCTGCGCGTCACCGGCAGGTTGCTGCTCGACACACAGGCAGGCCGTGAGGCTCATTCCTTGGCGCGAGCCGGGGCGCTGGGCGGGCTGTCCGTTGGCTTCAGCAATGCCAAGCGCACCGTGGCGGGCGGCAAGCGGATGATTACCGAGGGCGACCTTTTGGAGGTCTCTCTGGTGGCAATCCCCGCCAATGCCGAGGCCGTGATCGAGATGGTCAAGAGCACCCCCGGCCCGCGCGAGATCGAAGCCGCACTGAAGGCGGCAGGCCTGTCCAATCGGCAAGCCAAGGCCGCAGCCGTGGGCGCTGTGAAGGCGCTGGCAGCAAAAGACCCAAGCAATGAAATTGCCGCGCTGGCGGCGACAATCTCCGAGGCGCGCCAGCGGATCGCGCCGTTTGTGAAAAGGTAAATCCAATGTCCGATTTTAACATTGAAGAAGTCATCCGCCCGTTCGTGGATGACGTAAGCACCGCCCTGAAGGGCTTCGAGGGCAAGGCCGCAACGCTCGAAAGCGTGGTGCATGAGCTGCGCGAAGAACAGGCCGCGATCCGTCGCGGGGCGCTGTTCGGCACCGATGCGCCCGAAGGCAAGGGCGGCGCGACCGCCGAGGAAAAGACTGCGCTGGTCGAATACGTCAAGACGGGCGGGCTTACCGGCACGACCGGGGCGGCAGGCGGCTTTAACGTGCCTCTGAGCATCGCCAGCGACATTGCCGAGGTCGCACTGCGGCAATCGCCTGTCCGCGCCGTGGCGGACGTTCGCAGCACCGACACCCCCAACTACCGGATGCTGGTCAACGTGCGCGGCACCACCACGGGCTGGGTTGGCGAGACTGCCACCCGCTCGACCACGACCGCGCCGTCGCTGGCCTCGATCGAGCCGAAACTCGGCACCGTCTACAGCTTGACCCC